TTATCAATTATATGAGAAATTAAAATACTTAATTTATAGTCTTCAAAGTTTGTTAGATTTTCTGTTAATTTAGGCAATATTTTGTTATAATCAATGTACCAATTTTTTTCTCCAATAATTTCTTTATTTACTTCAATATTATTAGTATTATTAATAAACAATAAAGTATTATTTATAGTATTTATAATATTATAATTTACATCTTGCTTTATTTCTTGTTTTAAATCGTCATTTATAAGAATTTTAATTTTGTTATGTTTAAAATCAACAGGAACACTTCTTTCAATTATTGGAATATTGATGTCACTTATTTCGGAAGGTTGAAACAAATACAAATTATCGATATTAACTAATCTACCTTCGCGACCAAATTTGTCAATAAAAATTTCTTGATTATCTATTAAATACGTCAGAGCACCGAATATTTGAATTATTGGATAATGTTTTATAATATTTATTTGATAAATAAGTGTATCTTTGTCATAAAAAAAATGTTTTTTAAATAGTTGTTTAATTTTGTTTATAATTGTTGTTATGTTTGTATTAATAAAATTTTCATTGTATGTATCATAATTTAGTTCATTTATTTTATTATCGTTTTGACAGTTATATTCACAAGTTTCCATAAAATCACAATTGCTGGAAAATGGTTTATCACCAACTTTAAAATTAGGAACAATAAGGTGATTAGATAATACTTGTTCTACTTCAATGTTCATTTTTTCTTGACTAAAATTCTGTTGTTGTGTGTTTAAAATACAATCAACCGAATTTTCTTTCAAAATGCGAGTAATTTGTCCTATTTGTGTTGCTTTAAATTCAGCAACACGGTATAAATACATATCAGCAGTTTCTTCTATATTATTATCTAACAACGTGCCGTGCATAAATATTTGAACATTTCGTTTTTCAAAAGGAAGTTCTTTATGACTATTATTACGAACTGAGCGACCAATAATTTGCTCTATACGGTTCATATTATACCAAGGATCCAAAATATGAACTTGACGAATAAATTTCAAATCAATACCTTCTGACCCAGAACGAGAAATTAAAATAATTTTTATTTTATGTCCATCCTTATTGTCATCATTTGTCAATGCTTTTACTTCAAAATTATTATCAGGTGAAAAACGAGAATCTCCAGTAATTAATGAGTATCTAGCAGGCATAAAATCATTTTTATTTTCAGGAGGTTTCATAGTTCTTACATCAACAACACTTGTAGGTGGTTCTTTAAACAATGATTTAGTATTTTTTCCAAATCTTGCGAAACCAAATTCTTCTAACGCAAGGGTCATTGGAATTAACCCAGAATCAATATATTGCGAATAAATTAAAATTATACCATCATTTGGTTTATCCAATAATAAATTATAAATATTATCTAAAACCGCTTTTATTTTGATGCTAAATTTACCAATATTTTTATGTGAAAAAAAACTATTATAGTTTTCATTATACTCATAATTCCCCTTAAATGGTGGTTTAACAATTTCTTCGAATTTGACTACTCTAGATAATCCATTTTTACCGAATAAATCATCAGGTGATACTATATTTTCGTCCTGAGAATTAAAAACAACTTCAGTATTATCTTCTACATCTTTAGAAACATCACTATCAAAAACAACATCAGCAGATGAACCACCTTTGTTGTAGTAAACTGCGTTTGTATCATCTATGTTTTCATCACTGTTTGTTTCAATATTTAAATCTGCGTTCAAATCCATATTCACAGAAATATTTTGAGATGAAACATAATTGGAACTGGTATTTGAATTAGTATTTGAATTAGTATTATAAGTGACTTTAGGCACATTTCGAATAACATTTATATATTCAGGATAGGGAAATGTTATTATTAAAGATTGTATCAATCCTTGTAAATAAGAATAACCGAAGGATTCCATGTCTTCTAAACCAGGTAGTTGGGTTTTTTCCCCTTTATTAGTTACTCTGGTATTTTCCTTTTTTTTTAAGTAATTAATAATATATTTGTAAATACAAGATTGGCAATTTCCACAACCGTTACACATTTCAATTTGATTCAAATAAATATCAATTATTCTGTTTCTAGAGTCTTCGCTTATTTGTTTCGTGTTAAATTGATATTTTGGATATTTGTTTTCGTGATATAAAATGGATTGTTTTTCATTAAAAACAATCGGGTAAACACGATAAGGAAATGTGTATGGGTTTTCTCCTTTAACAAACGATATATACCCTGTTGCTTTACGAGCAATCAAATCTTTTCCACCTTCTTTAATTTCTCCATTACTTGTAAAAACATCATTAATATTCATTATACTTCTTTTATCATTTATGTTCATCAAATTAAGTAACCATATAATTTCTTTATAACTATTATACATTGGCGTTGCTGACATCAATAATAATCTTACATTATCACTATACTTTACCAAAGTTTCTAGCAAAAATGGTGTACAATCTTGACGAGAGTTTTTTATGTTTTGTTTTTTTGCTCTGTCATCTTTTGTATTACGATGCAGCAAGCAATGTTTATGGTCTCCTTTTTCAACTGTTCTAATATTATGCACTTCGTCAATAACAATTAAAGAACCATTAAAAACTCTTTTAAGCGATTTTATCATGGAAGGAGTAACTTTGATTTCTTCGTCATTTATTATTGCATTATTTGTCAAAACACTATGAATATAATTTGCAAATTTTTCATATCCATAAAAAGAATAATTGTTTCTAATTAATGTTTTTACCATTGAAACAATTTTTTCTTTAGGTATATTCTTTATATGCGTAGGATTTATTTCATTAATAATTTTATTGCCCGCACATGTTTTAGAACTCCATAAACCGTTTTGATTTACTAACTTATTTTCATCAAATAGTTGATTTTTAAAATTATCTTGGACATTTTCAGACGCAATAAATATAATTTTTTTGTTTAAACCAATTTGCTTCATATAATCACGCATTTCTTCACAAATTCCTATAGCACTACACGTTTTTCCTGTGCCTAAACCGTGATACAGTAGCAAACTATTATAGGGTGTTTGAAAAGACATAAAATTTCGCACAAAGTTTTGATGAGGTTCTAATTCAAATGGCATTTTAGATAGTTTATCCGAATGTTCTTTTATGTTTTCATAAATAGTTCCATCAATTTGAGTGTCAAAAAATTCTCTTTTTTTTGAAATTTTTTCTACAAAATTTGGATCATTTAAACTAGGATATACAGTGTTGTTATTTGAATTTTGTAACTGTTCCCTTTCTTGATTCTCATTTATTTGCATTATTTTATTACATGTAGAACTATATCTATTAAAATCGTTACATACAACATCTTTGTCTAATATAAGTTTTTTAACTTTATTCTTTTCGGTTTTTGATTTTGGTTTTACTTTTATTGTTGTTGGTGTTGATAATGCAGATTTTTCTTTTCCTTTATTTTTATATGGTTCACATTCACCAGTTTTTTTATTTTTACGAGTTCCTTTTGGACAACGTGGCATACTATTATATATTTATATAAATAATATTCATTATCATATTTAAAACAAGTATTATTTTAATATTTCTACTTAATTCAATTTATTTTTACTTAATTCAATTTATTTTTACTTCCATTTAGTTGTAATACAACTTGTGCTCTAATATTACATCATTAATGTTTGTTATTAATTTTATTTTTTCTAAATTGTAAGGTCTTATTTTTTCTATACACTCTTCAAGAGTTACCCATTCTATTTTACTTACTTCTGATTTCTGATAGTCGTGCAAACTTATTTTAATAGAATCATCATATTTCATATAACTTAAATAATATTTATATGTGTATGATTTGTAATTTGTTCCTATAAAATTTTCTTCAAATGGTAAAATATTTTCAATCAAATGAATATACTCTTTTTTAATTCCAGTTTCTTCTTCAAATTCACGAACAGAACATTCTAAATGCTTCTCATTACTATTTATGCGACCTTTTGGAAATTCCCATTCTGGTTCTCCCCATAACGTTTGACTTTCTTGAATCATTTCATCTATTATTTTTGTTTCTTTTACTTTGTTAAACTTATTTTTAAGCTTTAAGTATTCACCATTATTTTCAATTTTTTTGTCTATGTCATAACTCCACAAATTACACCATAAATCGTGAAATGAATACTTCTGTAACATTATTTTCTCGTTAATGGTCATTTCATCAAACATATTTTGCAAATGAAACTTATTTGTCATCGTATAATTTCCTTTTATAAAGTCTATAAATCCAAATGTATTTTTTCTACGAATAAATAAATACTTTATCAATTTTTCCGGTTTTGCATATGTATATAATATTATTCCATAACTTACGATTGGTCTACTATTTTTTAGCTTAAATGGGTCTACTTCCATAAATCTATTCTTATATGTTATTTTATTCTTAATATAATATCATTAAGTATATATTAATGGTTTTGTATGACCCAACTGTCTGGGGACCTCATTTCTGGTTTTTTTTGGATACAATTGCTATGACTTATCCAAAGCATCCAAACGCTGTCACTAAAAAAAATTACTATGATTTGATACAACACTTTTATTTATTTATTCCTACAGCAGAACATTCTAATAATTTTAATAAGTTATTATCTTTGTATCCAATTACACCATATTTGGATGACAGAGAATCTTTTATTAGATGGGTTCATTTTATCCATAATAAAATTAATGAACAAATACAAAAACCTAAAATGCCCTATAATGATTTTTATACTAACTATTATCAACATTACAAAAATAAAGGTATTCAAATAAGTGAAAATAAAAAATTTTATAAAAAAACTATGTATGGTGCTTTGATTTTATTTTTATTATTTTCTATTTTTTATTTATCAAAATTATAATTATTTTTTAATTATAATTATTTAATTATAATTATTTTTTAATTGTATTTATTTTTTAATTGTATTTATTTAAGTAAATTATATACATAGTATAAATAGTTATGGAGAATTCAACAGGAGGAAAAGTAATTAACTCTGGCGGATTTGGGTGTGTTTTCTTACCAGAAATCATATGTAAAAATAAAAACTATAAAAAAAATAGTAAAACAAAGAAAATTTCAAAAATGATGTTAAATCGCCACGCTTCGGATGAATATAATCAAATTATGAAAATTAAACAAATTGTAAAAAAAATACCTAATTACGGTGATTATTTTGTTATTAAAAATATTGACATTTGTAAAATAAAAAAACTTACAAATGAAGATTTAGAAAAATATCAGGAAAAATGTTCTGCTTTACAAAAATATAATGTCACAAAAAAAAATATTCGTAAATCTTTTGATAAAATATCCATTGTAAATATTCCTTACGCTGGTATTTCACTTGATAAATTTATAGAAAGCAAATTTACTATTTCTCGTGTAATGCATTTAAATAAATTACTCATTGAACTTTTTAATAACGCTATAATCCCTATGAATAATTACGGTGTGTTTCATAGTGATATTAAAGCTTCTAATATTTTAATAAATGAAAGCCATAAAAAAATACGATTTATTGATTGGGGTCTTACCGTTATACATCCTCAAAAATTCTTTTCCGAGATTCCTTCTAAATGGAAAAATAGACCTTTCCAATTTAATGTTCCTTTTGAAATTATTTTGTTTACAGACGATTTTGTTTCTAAAATGAATGATTTTATTGAAAAATATAACAATAACGTTAATCAAAATAATGGTAATGACATGTTTCAATTTGTTAATGATTATGTGTATTATTGGTTAAATGAAAGAGGAAAAGGACATTTAAGTTACATAAATAGTATCCTTATAATGCTTGGTATAATAAATAAAAATGATGATAACATCAACGCTGATTCTGAAACAAGAACGTATACAAAAAATAAAGAAAAGTATGTTACTCAATTTGGTAAATATAAAGAAACCATTGATTATATTACAAATTATATTGTTTTTATTTTAGCCAAATTTACTGAGTTTAATAACGACGGTTCATTTGAAATTTTAAACTATATTAATAAAATTTTTAAAAACTATGTAGATGTATGGGGTTTCTTAATTACATATATTCCTATTATTGAAGTTCTACACGAAAATAAATCAAAACTTGAAGATAGTCACAAATTGTTATTTTATACTTTGCAAAAAATTCTTATAAAACACTTATATACTCCCAAAGTTGAAGCGATTCATTTGAAAACAGTTTCCAAAGATTTAAAAAATATGAATTCAGTTTTGAAAAAATTTAGTAAAAATGAATTTAATCCAACTGATATAAATAGTCACATAAATTCTTCTATTACAGAAACACCACTTACTATAATATAAACTTTATAAGATAAATACTATAAGATTGTTTTTATTTTTTGTTATCACAAATTTTACATTTTTTATTTTATATATATATTAATGAACGCACAAGAAAAAATAAAAGATGTTGCCAATAATGTAACAAATGCCGCCCAAGATGTGGCAAACAAAGCACTAAATTTAGTCAATGAAACTACTTATAAAGTGAAAAACGCAGGTCAACAATCTTTCGCAAAATTGCAGTCTGTTTCACAAGATGCACAAAATATGACGACCAATGTCGGCAACAATATTAAACTGATAACTTCTATGTTATGTTCTCCTGCTTTAGTGTATTTAGCAATCGGTGCAACCACATTATCTTCTTCTTTTATTGAAGGGATGGATACTTCAATGTTTGGTGTTCGTTTAGTCAAGTTGATATTATGGACTTATTGTGTTAACTATTTGTGTCATAGTGGTTATACTAATATTTCTTGGGTCATTGTTATGGTTCCGTATGCGTTAATTCCTCTACAAATTTTGGGCATTACAAAGTTTCCTAAACAATATTTATATGCACTTTTGTCACAAGACGAACAAGAATTTTTTGGCATTTAATAACTATTGTAATAAACAGATAAAAATTGCATAAAAACATAAATTGCCATATAATAATATATAAATATACATATAAATATAACAACAATGAGACTTGAAATTGCCATATTACTTATTACATCATTTTTTATATTTAATGCATATCATGATGGAAAATATACGAAAATGTTATTGACTTTTAAAAAACACTACAAAATGTTATTTTACGCATTTTT